CAGAGATACCCCCATGATTTGAGACTTCATACCCATCTCAATCTCTAATCCATTTACTTTCTTCTTATATCCAGACATCTTATGCATCTCTCTATCTCTTAAACGAGGTTGAGCCCATGCTGTATGGTCATCTATAAATGATAAGAACTCCCATGCTTTAGATAAGAGTCCATCACCAATTAAGTATTCTTTCTGTGCTGCAAATACAAAGTTCTTACTATTTCTAACAAAAAAGTAATTACGAGCTAGCATACTCCCAGCTTTATATGAATATCCCTTTCTTCGTGCTTTTAACACGATCATATGTTTATTGTCAGCTCTTGCTTTGTCTATTTCGTGAAAATATTGATAATCCCCATCATAGAAACTAGGGAAAGATCTCTCCCGTCTAGATTGTATAGTACCATCTGGCATTTCCTCATCAATAGCCCTATCAATAGGACAATAGTTCAAATAAAAGTAATGAAAGCCTGTTATACGTAATTCTCCTATCTCATATCCGTACATACAACGTCGCTTCTCCTCATCCCAGTAGTCATAGTACTCTTTAGTGCCAGGAAGGGCATTCGTGTACACACCGTCCTTTAAAAAGGCTAGAGCGGCGGGCCTAGCCCTACTTGTCTCTTTTAACATCTATCTCTTTCTTACTATCAAGTAATTCTTGGCATTTCTCATAATCCTCTAATTCTATGAAGTGATCAATCACCCATCCTATCTCTTCATCGCTAATATCATCATGTAAAAATGGATTAAAAGGTAAAGGAAACTCTAGATCCTCATCTCCTTCTTCTAATTCAATGTATACATCCTCTATTGAGATCCTACCTGTAATAACATTATATGCATTCTGCATAGCTGTGTTATATAACTCTATTTCTTCTAAAAAATCCATTACGTACTATATTTATTTACTTCAATTCCTCCTCTATTTGTATTAGAGGCCTGCTCTTCCTTCTTAACTATTTCCTCTAATCTAGATAATCCATCTACTACTTTCCCCATATTAGAGAGATTAGCTATTAAATCTTTAGCGTGAAAGATAGGTTTACCGTTGTCATCCATCATAGTAAGGTCTATATCTCTGAAATACTTTTCTAATTTTACTATTGAGCCTTTAGCGGCCTTTAATAATCTAACAGCTGACGTTTCAATTAATATTTCATACTTTTTACACGCAGTATTAACTTTAATACTTGGAATAAACTTATTATCATCGCCAAATATACTGTTTTTTACTTCAATAGTACGTTGTTCCCACTCATAAACCGCAAAAGGCGACTTATGATCCACCATAAAGTATACGTAAGCTAACTCAGTTGGGGATAAAGTTTTAAACTCTACTACCTGTAAAGCATACGTTGAAGGTACAGTTCTATTATCTTTTATATATATTAAATCATCCATTATCTTGGGGTCTATATTTTTCAGAGTTTGCTTGTATTCTTATAGGTACTTCTACATCTTCACCATACAATCTACTAAGTATTTGTATTCTGTGGTGTCCGTTTATAAGGTGATACGTACCAGCTGCCTCCTCCACATGTATGCACTCCTGTAAACCATCTTTTATAAGATCATCTTTTAATAGGTCCCAGTCATATATATAGTCCGGATTATCTATCAACTTTTCAGTTTCTCTAATTTGTATGTCGCATATTTTAATATACTTTGGACTATATTTTACTTTTACCATTTTTTTTATCTGTTAAACGTTTTATATGCGCTATTCTACCCTTTTTTACAGAAAACTTACCGAAATATGGGAGACGCACACTATCAAAGTTGCCATCATTCATTATTTTTGCTAAATATTTAAACTGAGAGTTAACAATCCTTTCCACCGTCTGTAGAGGAAGGTTATATTTATTAGCTATTTTATATATAATGAAACTTTTATTCTGGGACATCTTCGAAGTCTACATATCCTTCATCAGCTTGCTTTTTTTTATATGCTTCTACCTCATCCCTACTAACAAACAGATTCTCCTCGCCTGCATCCCTCTTTATATCTTGGATTGCCTCTATAACATCTTCATTCTCCTTATCAAACATCTGCTGTTCCCTTACAATCTTTTCTTGTTTCGTTTTAGGGGTAGCATCCTGGGCTTTCCATCTTTGAGGATCATCTGGACAAGTAGTTGTTCTCCACTTTGCTTTATGCTCTACCATGCACCCACACTTACCACACCTCATATGCTTCTTAATCAAATGTGGACAGTTATTACAAGCAGTTAATCTTTCAATATAATCTGCAGGTGTTGTTGCTGGAGCTCCTTCTGCAACCCACTTACCTAAGTCTTTCCCAAAACTTTTAATCATACTAAACATTGAAGGCGGTTCCACCTCTAATGGTTTTACTTCCTCTGGTTCTTCTTTATTATCTTTCATAATCGTAATTAAATTCTATATTCATTGTTAAATAGCCCCCATTTACATCTTGGAAAACTGTTATTTTATATATGTCCTCCTCAAACACGGATATTACTAAATGTGTAATTCCCTTAGACATCTCTATTGATTGTTATTTCTACTACCTCCGTTGATGGATCTAGCATTGGGTTTAATTTATAGTATCCCTGACGTTTAAATATAGCACCTTTATCTTTATACTTCTTAATATAGTTATTTAAAGTATTAGGATCTTTGATACCTATGAGTTCTGCAACAGCTTTCTTTACATTTACACTACATAGATTCATATCATCTTTTAGTATTTGTACATCTATAAAGGAAGCTAATATACTTAGCTCTTTATTAGTCAACCCAAATATACCATTCCATATCTGTAGATACTTATAAGTACTATTTATACTAACTGTTATACTTCTCTTATTAATTTTTACTGCGTCTGTGTCTGTCATTTTCTAATATATTTATTAATGCACTTTTAGTATGCAATGGTCTTGCATCTTTTCCTTTATGTTTATTCATAGCGTGATACTCTGAAGGATTATATACTTGTTTAACTTCTCGTATCAATCCACTATTATTATACTTAACAATCCATCTACACTCTTTATTTAAAGAGGTTCTCTTTATATGTGATAAATAACTCATAGTGTAAATTTTTTATGCGTATTCCCAGTAACCGTACAGATATAATCTTGTTCAGTTGAATACAATCGTCTCCTACACAAATCTGTGTGAAAACCCATTCTATGTAGAATGTACATTAATTTATTTCTCATTAAATTGTATTTTTATTCTATTACCATCTTCAACGATAATCTTAGACTTCTTAGACTGTCTATTAAAAGCTTCTATGTGAGGAGTTAGATCTAGTTGTGCGTGAAGATAAGACAAGAATACTTGTATCTCTTTAGAGGCGGTAGTTGTAGATTTAAGAACGTCGTCTGCGTTGGTAGAAGATTCTAGTAAAGTTTGGAAGTCACTAAGAGAAATGGTGACTGTCCCGTTTACCACTTCCCTAATACCTGGTGTTCCCCTACTAATAGGTAATCTTTATCCTCAATCCTAGCTTTAATAGCTTCTGATCTTGGATCTACCATTACAGTATCGCCTTTCTTTACGAATAAGCAATTAGGACCAGTCTTTAATACCTCTAATACATTAGACTTTTTTGCATTTGCTGCAGCTGTAGTCTCATCTAAGATAATACCTGACTCTGTTGTTTCGATTGTTGGGTCTGGAAGAACTATCCAGTTTCCGTTTGGTTCAAATTTCATAATTTATATATTTAGTTTATGCAAAGATATAAATTATTCTTTTATAGTTCCAACTATTTTAAGATATTTTTTTATTTAATGTTGGCTCAGTACGTATTAACGTAGGGAAACCAGAGAAGCTTTGATCTTCCTCTTCCATATATTCACCACATTGGCATAAGGCTTCTTCAACACGAACCTTATCATCTATAACTACCATACTAACTTTGTGAAGTTCTTTCTTCTCTCCACACTTACATATATATTTTGACATTTCTAATTTTGATATAGTTCACCCCCTTGTGGTTTCAATTTCAAGTTTGGATTTCACTTTAGCAGTACTCCCATTTTACTCTGGGGACCCAAGGATAGTAAGACTGATGTTAATTCACCGCACATACCTGTGTGCTAATTCTACCCTAACTATAGTTTATACACTACTCTTTCGTAACTACCGGAGAAAAATCTATCTCTATTTGAGACTGCAATCCGATGTCTTTTCCCTTGTCTGGTTACCGAGGGATGATAATGTTACGGGGCAAAGATACTCTTTTTGGAAACATAATATAAGAAAAATGGAAAAAAAATTTAATGAGGGAGTTGTGAGAGAGGGAAGGTATTTGGAAAGTCACCCTACCTACTTCTTTCATCTCAACCACCCCCGGGGGTGTTTCTGTGGTGTTTCGTAAATAAATTAACCAATACATCCAATCAAATGGCAACAGTAGCAACAACAACAATCGATGAACAACTGGACTCATCACCAGTAACAGTACAGGTAGTAGACAGCCTTCACTCAAGATTTCCAGAGGGAGAACTACTCAATTTAAAAGAGTTCACAGACTTCAGTAACATTGGAGAACAGCGTCCTGTTTACCTTGATGGTAAGCGTGCAATGGACGAGCACGGTAAGCCAGTAATGGAGGACATCTACCGTTACTCAGTCTACGACACAGATGGTAAGACTACCATTGGACAGTTCAAGTATGCTGAACCATCAATCAACTGGAGTTACATTAGAGTACAAACTCTTCACTTCACTAATGATGATGGAGAGCAATACTTGTACTTCAAGGTAATGAACAAGCTTGACACAATAGCTGATGTTCAGAACTTCGTGAAAGGCAAGGCTTTACTCCTTGAACTAACAGAACAACTGTAACAATAGCACCTTCGCTCCTTCGGGAGTGAGGGTACTATATAAATAACATAACATATATTCCCAACCTCTAACC